CAACGGCTCGGCAGCGCGTTCGAGTTAGTCGCCCTGCGCGCCGATCGCCGTAATTGAGAGCGCGTCGGCTCGCTCGATGCGATCGAGCTGGATCGAGAATTCCAAATATGCCGTGATTTGCCGCGGTGTCAGCGTCATTGCATATTCGGGAGGGAAGCCGCGTCGGATAAGGTCGGTGATGTTGATGGCGATTTGCGCAAGCGCACTGTGACGGGTTTTTGTCCTTCGTCCGCTCCCGCCAGGAGCGCCGTCAGCATGTCGACGAAGGATGTGAGCCCGTTTGGGAATGTTAATCCGATAATCGCCTTGACCAATTGCAATTGATGCTCGACGAGCAGCGTCGCCGCGCGCTGTTCATATTTTTCATCGCCAAGATGCCCGCAACCGGCTGCGATAATTGGGCCAATGGCTCGCCCAAATCGCTCGATCAGTTTTGGACCGAAATTGCCGTCGCCGCCGCCGATGAGAGCCCCGAGCTCTGGAAAGCGCGCGATGATTGATGCAATAGCATCACCATGCAGGCCGCGCACGACGATCCGCTGGCCGTCGATTTTGACGACTTCGACGGATGTCGATGGTGCAATGTCCAATAGGTCAGCCATGTTTTTTCCTTACGGTGTGTCCCTGATAGTCCAAATGCCAAAAAAGCCGTTGGCATCTTTCTGCACTTCCGCCTCGATCTCGATCACCGTGAATTCATCTTCATCGGTGATGAAGTTGAAATCGCCGGATGGCACGAATGAAACGTCGGCGGTGAAATCGACCTGTTGACCGACATCATTGGTGCCGACGACTTTGATCTGGCCGGTGAATTCCGTCTTCGACAGGCCGGTCAGAACGATATGACCGGAAGTACCGGTCTGCATTTCGGCAAGCGCGAAGAACGCCAGGTTGTAGCCGGTGATCTCGTCGAGCGTGAACGTGATCGTTGCGCCGACTTGCGTGATGGCGGTGAAATCCTTCGTTCTCACGCCCTCGCGCGATGAGAAGTGCTCGAGTTTTTCCACCGTCGGCGAATAGGTGAACGATGGCGCGTTACCAAGATCCACGAAAGTTGATTCGCCGGCTTCCTTAAACGATACAATCCCTTTTCCGATGTGATAATTGGCGACATTGGGCGGGGCAGGCATTGTGGTTCTCCCTTTCTAGAGATCGTCCGGCCGCAGCTGATACTTGAATAGAAGATTTATTTTGAGCGCTCCGAACATTGAGCGTTCCCAACCCAGATCGGTCTGGCAACCGAGATAGCGAATTGCTCCATTGCCATGCCGCCCGGTTTTCACAATTTGCTCATTGAGCTCGATATCGTAGAGCACAGCCTTAACGATCTGGCGGCGCAGGATGCTGATATCGGGCCCGACTTGCGGCGCGATCTTGAACACGATGATCTCGGGAGTCATCGTTGCCAGCGTTGGCCGATTGGCCGGTCGCATCGAAGCATCGGTCGTATCGTTGGTTTCCTCGTCGCCATCGAGCACGGCCGCGGCCGGCAAATCATCTTCAACCAGATCGACGTAATTGCGATAGACGTTCTTGAAGTCGGCCACCGAGTCGACGATGGCGACCAAGCGCGCCAGGATATTCTCACGAACATCGATCATGTGGATTCGATCGCCATCAGAAAGAACCGCACTTCGCCGAGATCCTCGCCGTTCGGGCTACCGCGCAATTCATATGAGCGCACGGTCCAGGAGCGACCATTAAAAGTGAGCACCGAATCCTTGTAGTTCTCCCGCGTGATTCCTTTCGCAGTCAATTCGGGGATGCGGGCAAAGGCGCCAGGCCCAACGCTGCGCACCTCGACGCCGCTGCTACTTGTTTGGGTCTTCGGCCGGGTGTCATCTTTAACGGTGATTTCCACTTCGGCCGTCCCGGTCATCAACGTCGCCGGCACTCCGATCTCGGCATAGATCGGATCGTAAAGCAGCGCACTATAATCGATCACGGTCATTCCTTACGAAACGCGAAAGTGCCGATGTCCTCGCGCCCGAGCTCGGTCTCGATTGTGCTTTCCGAAACCAGGGCAAAGCCGCACAAGCCCATGGCGAACACGAGGCCATCGCGCGTGAAATACCAGCAATGCTCGTTTGGCTTGAAATGTTTACTTCGCAGCACATGCTCGACATCGTGAAAGATCGGCAACGAGAGAAAGAGCCATTTGCGCACGTTTGCAAGCAATGGCCGATAGTCCGGAATATGCTCGAGCACATCCCACATTGTCATTGCCTCGAACGAAATGACAAAAGGATCGACGCATAGCGAGCGCTGTCTGAGCCATCGCACGCCGGCCGGATTGATGTCGTATCCGTAAGTCGCTCGTCCGGTCCGGTTGCACAGATCGATGAACGCGCCCGAGCCGATGCCGACATCGATCAGCGGACCGAAAAAATGCTGCTCGACAAAATTGAGGCGCGCCTGCATTAGCGCTTGCCCGAGCTCGGTACGCGCATTGCGCTCGAACCTGTCGAAATATTCTTGATCGTAAGGCGACGTCGATTCGTCGATCGGATAGTAACCGATGCCGAGTTGCGGCCACCAAGTTAGGCGGCCATCGGCCAGTATCGCGCCATCCAGCTCGAAAACTGGCCTATCGGATCGGCGATCCGTTTGTCGCAAGCATGCAACATGTTCGTGCATTGGCAGAATGTCTCCGGGACGGCAAACCCGATGTGACTGAGATCAAGTCGAGGGTCGGTGATCTTCGCCGGCGCATTGTGACCGCCATGACCGCCTAAGACGACGAAGGTCTTGACCTTGAGCGCCAGGCCGGCCGGCACGATCCAGCCGACGCCGCCGATCACGATGTCCGCATCGCGCACCAGCGCCAGGAGCTCGCGCACGTTGAGCTCGCCGCCGATAAATTGGTGATGCGCCGGCGGCAACTCGCCGACCGCCCATTCTTGGCCTGGCGCGAGATCCGCGACTGCGACCACCGTATGGGTTGGCATCAGCCGTTCGGCCAACGCATTCACATATTCCGGATGCGGGTTGCGTGCTTCATTGCGCCATTCCGCGCGTACCGTCACCGGCCGCACCAGGGCGATCGGCCGTTGCGACGTAATCGGCGATGGGCCCATGTCGGGCAGATCGAATAGTGCCGGATCGAAGACAATCCCAAGCACGGCCCATCGGTATTCCAGCGATTTGATAATCGAGCGCGAGGCCAGATCGAAATATCCGACCTTGATCTCGCGCATCGATCTAGCGCGCGCCCGCGTCGGGCTAATATAGGACCAGCGCTCGGGCGATTGCCGCGCCATGTTTTTTTGTTGCGTGCGCAAGCGGCGCTCACCGCGCACGAATTTGATATTGAGATCGGCATAGAGCTCGGGCCACGGTGTCTCGAGGTAAATGTCGTATTTGCGCGCGGCGGCGCGCACGAATGGGCGCGAAAAGATGTTATCGCCGAGACCCCACATGCCGCGAACGAGGATCGGCTTCACGCTGCTCGCCGTTCGCTCAACAGCTCGCGCAGATCGATAACCGGCAACAGATCGGTCCATGCCGTTCCCGGCGAGGCATTGAACGCTGCAATCCTGCGCTCCCGCAGCGATGGCACGATCGTCACCAGATCCACATGCTGTTTATCGTAAGCGTTGGGCTGACATGCCCAGCGATGCGGTTGATGATGATGGGTGCGGCCATCCGCGGCGTGCCGGCCGTCGGCGCCGAGCCACACGATGGTTCCGCCCGGCCCGACGAGATGCGCGGCCAGATTGGTTGCCGCGGTCAGCGATGTCCATTTTTGCATCAAGCTGTCGTGCTCCCAAGCGAGGCCCGGCGGATTGGCCTTGCGGCAGGTGAGCACTTTTTGGTCCGATACCAGGCGCGACGTCGTGACGACGCGACCGGCGAAACTTGCAATCGCGGCCCGATTGTCCGGTTCATTCCACCAGCGAAAATCCCCGAAAAACAGAAAGTCCGCCCATGGCGCCGCATAGACGCTCGAATTGATCACGATCACGCGCCGCCCGCGCAGGAGATTGAGATCGTGCTCGAGCACCGACGGTCCGCCGGCGATGATGAAGGCGGTTTCGCCTTCCCATTCGCGCGGCACCGACCAGAAAGCTTTGCTTCTCATGTCAAGAACGTCGCCGTTGCGCCGATGATGCGCACCGATGGGATGCCGAAGACCAATGCCACGATCATGTAAAGCGCGACCAAACCGACGGCCGCCAGATAAAGTTTTTGCACCATCGCGTCGATTTCCTGATTGAACAGCCAGCGCACGCCCATAACAATGATGGCGCCGACGAGAAGCAAGATCACAACGACAAGCGCGATGTTAATCAAGCCAAGGATCAATCCGCTCAACGACATGGCGCATCCCTCCCGTTAGGCCGCATGCAGGCGCCGAAATGGCTTGATGAGCTCGAGCACCGGCGCGGACAGATATCCCGATGATGCCGTCGTCAATGTCGGCGTGAAATAACCGATGCGAGTATCGCCGTGCTGTACCTCGCGGATCGACGGATCGCGCGTGCCGAG